GCCCCAGATGCGTCCTATGCCCCGCACCTGCCAAGACAGCAGACCACATCATCCCGGTCAGCAAAGGCGGGACATCGGCCCTATCCAACCTCAGACCAGTCTGTGTTCCCTGCAACTCATCACGAGGAAACAGGACCAGAACACGAGAGTCACACCCATACTGAACCGGATGCCGTTTTTTTGATATGAGCCACCCCGACCACCCTGCCCCCCGTTTTCGTTTAGGTATATGAGCACTCGATCCCTCCCTACTAAGAGCACACGGTCTCGTGCCCGCACTCGGTTCGAGACGAAGCCGACCAAGGGGTCGAAGACCTGGACCCAGGACCTGATCCGCATGGCCGACGAGTTGGGGACGCCTCTGATGCCGTGGCAGAAGAAGGGTGCCCGTCTGCTCGGTGAGCTTCGGGATGAGTGGTGCATCTGCCATGACCCGCCTCGTCTGCTGCCCCGATACAAGACGGTGGTGGTCTCGGTGTGCCGCCAGCAGGGGAAGACGGTCCTGGCGCGGGTGGCGATCAGCACCAAGGCTGAGTCGGAGTGGGACCTGAAGATGTATGGGACGGCTCGGTCCCGCCAGTATGCGGCCCGCCATGTGGTCTCTCTGGGAGATTTCCTCCAGCAGACGGACCCTCTGTTGACGGTGAAGCGGGGTGTGGGAAACGAGGTTGTCGAATGGGAGAACGGCTCCACCTATCTGCCTATCTCCCCGACCGAAGGTGGCGGGCATGGTGACTCGATCGACTTTCTCCTGGTGGACGAGGGCTGGGCGGTGTCCGCTGTCACCTTGGGAGGCGTGGTTCCCGCCATGACCGCTCGACCCCACTCGCAACTGCTCGCCATCTCGACTATGGGCACCGTCGACTCGGAAGTGTGGAACGGGATCGTCACCCAGGGCCGTGAGGCTGTGGACGACTCAGGTTCGGACATCGCCTACATCGAATATTCGGCTCCGTCAGATGAGGCTGTCTTTGATGAGTCACAGTGGCACACCTGGATGCCCGCCTTGGGGATCACCGTCTCCTACGACGACATCCGCTCGGCCATGAAGCTCCTGGAGGCTGCCGAGGGCCGCAACGAAGTGGTGAGAGCCTTCGGGAACCGGACGGTGAAAACACTGGTGACCGTGTTCCCCGGCGACTACGTGGAGAAGGCATGGAGGGTAATCGACCCGCCCGACAGATTCGTGTTGGCAGTAGACATCAACGACGAGCCTGCCGGGGCTGCTGTCGCCACCGGGCATCTCGGGGAGGTTGACGGTGTGGTGGGTGGTGCGGTTCGGATCATCGAAGCCCGCTACGGGACGCCACGGTGGCTGCCCTCCTACGTCGAGGGGGTGCTCAGGAGTCGTGAGGTTGAGGCTGTCGTGGGTGACTTCGGCGGTCCTGCCCGTGAGGTCAAAGCGGAGCTAACAGCCATCTGTGAGGAGAACCTGGTGCCTCTCATCGACCGGGTGCCCCGAGACCTGGCAGCCGACACCCGACGCTTCTACGACGGCCTCAGAGAAGGCACCGTCTACCTGAACAAGTCCGAATTCCTGGCCGAAGCGTTGGCAGGAGCAAGACGGAAAGACTTCTCCGACACCGGGCTGTGGGTGGTATCCCGTGGCCGCATGTCGGTCGACGCCTCCCCACTGATCGCAGCGATCATGGCCCACGGGCTGGCGACGGAATTGTCGGTGTCACCCAAGGTCGAGTTCTTCGTCTATTGAGAGCCGAGACAACCCTCAACCTCAACTAGAGGGTTATACTGTGGGACGTGCAGATAGCAGGTCGCGAAATTCGTTGGTCTGAACCCTCCCTCCAACAGAGGTCGCTGGATCAGGTGACCGACATCAACGTGGCGTTCACTGAGATGCAGAACAGTCTGCTCGGGTTGACCGAGAACTCGGTGCCGTCCGTGTTCCGTGCCCGCCAGTTCCTCTCCGACACGGTGGCCTCCCTCCATATGGATGAACTCCAGGGGAAGATCATCGTTGAGGACCCGTCTCCGATCATCACCGACCCTGACCCGACGATCACCTACCACGAGTTCATGGCCCAGGTGATGCTCTCCCTTCTCGACAACGGCAACGCCTATCTGTGGATCAAGACCCGAGACCAGTTGGGCAACCCCAAGTCGGCCTACGTCTGTGACCCGCTGGAGGTCAACGTCAATTGGGACAGGCAACGGTTGTATCGCCGCTACTCGTGGCGGGACCAGACCATGACCCCTGACGAGGACTTCCTTCACATCGCCATCAACCGTGGACCGGGCAAGTTGAAGGGGATGGGACCGATCGAAGCTGCCCGCACCACCACCATCCAGACGGCCAAGGCCGAGGAGGAGATGGCCCGGACACTGGCCGAGGACAACTACACGCCGTCGCTGGTCATCAAGTCCCCGGAGGTCAAGACGGCAGTAGACGCAGAGCGAGTCCTCAATATTTGGATGGGTGCCCGAGACTCCAACGGTGGGGGTCGCAAACGCCCTTCGGTAGCCAACACTCTCACCGAGTTCGACCAACTCACCATCAACCCGGTTGACGCCCAATGGATCGAATCCCGAGACTTCACCGTCCAGCAGATCGGCAGGCTGTTCGGCATCCACGGGTTCTTCCTCCTGGTCGAGTCGGGGTCGTCTCTCACCTACTCCACCACCGAGTCGCTGTTCCGTCTCCTGTTGACCGCCACCCTCAGACCCACCTACCTGGAGAGGATCGAACAGGCCATGTCGAGGCTTCTCCCCAGGGGAAGGATCGCCCGTTTCAACACCGATGAGATTCTCCGTGCCGACATCCTGTCTCGCTACGGGGCGTACCAGATCGGCACCGGGAACCGTGGCTTCCTCGCCGTCAACGAAGTCCGTGAGGATGAGGGACTTCCTCCGATTCCTGGAGGGGATGAGCTAATCGTTCCCTCTACCACGGAGCCTGCCCCTGTTCCTGCCCCTTCTCTGAATGGAGCATCAGCATGACCGACAGATCTAGAGACGACCAAGGCCGGTTCCTCCCCGACGCCGTCTACCCCGACGAGGAGATGGCTCTGGAGGTCAGGGACTTCGAGCGCCGGGAGATCGTCGCCCGTTTGCTCCCTTACAACGAGCCGATCCTGGTCCGTGGAAGGCCAGAGTCGTTTGTGAGGGGTGCTGTGGCGGGCATCGACCCCACGTCGATCAAGCTGCTCTCCTTCCACGACCAGCGCCGTCCCATCGGCAAGAGCGTCGAGTTGGAGGAGCGAGACGACGGAGCCTACGTCCGATTCCGCATCTCGAAGACCACCGAAGGCGACGAGATGCTCGAACTCGCCAACGACGGGGTCCTCTCCATCTCCCCAGGCTTCATCCCAGGCGTCCAGAACCAACAGGGTGTTCATCAGAGGTTGAAGGCCCTACCCGAAGCGTCCTTGGTGACCTTCGCTGCATACAGCGGAGCCAAGGTCCTGTCCGTAAGAGAAAAGGAGGCCGCAATGGCCGACAACAAGCCCACAACCGAACCTGTCGAGGAGCCAGCCGTGCAGACGGTTGACCTCGGCCCCATTGAGACACGTCTGAAGGACCTCTCGACCCAGATCGAGACCCTCCAGTCGGTGGTCGATGCCCCAGCCCGCAACCTGCCAGCCGGTGGTCCCACACCGTTCGACTGGTTCATGGCGCAGATGGAGGAAAGACTCCAGCCTCGCTCCATGCAGTATCGGGAAGCCCTCGATGAGAAGTGGGAGAACTTCCAGACCCGAGCCAAGGAGGGGACACTCCAGACCCGTGCCCTAGCCGACATCACTGGTGGGCAGACCCAGGCCGGTGACAACGACCCAGCCGACGACCTGTCGGGTCTCGTGGTCGAGGAGTATCTCGCCTCTCAACTGGTGAGCATCCTTGACCGGAGACGGCCACTGTTCGCCAGCTTCGGCTCGTTCCCGTCACCCCGTTCTGGTTACGCCCGCATCCCGGTCGTCACCCAGCACGTCACGGTGGCTGCCCGCACCGCCCAGAAGACGGAGCCGACCAGCCAGAAGATGATCCTGAAGACCGAGCCGTTCGAGGCGAAATGGTTGGACGGAGCACTCGACGTGGCTATCGAGGTCACCCAGATGGCCGAGCTTCCCGTCATGGAGATGGTGTGGGAGGACCTGAGAGGCGCATACGCCGCAGCCACCGAGCACGATGTCACCAACGGTGCCGTGCCCTGGTTCGAGGCTGGTGCCCTCGGGTTCACCTACACGGGCACAGCCCTCGACACTGCCACCTACGCCGGGTTCATAGCCGACGTGGAGGAGCAGATCGACACCATCGAAGATGCGGCCGGGGAGCCTCCCAGCGTCCTGGCCGTCACCCGTGCCCAATGGCGGGTCCTGGTGGCGATGGTCGATGCCAACGACCGGAGACTGTTCTCCACGATCAACCCTCAGAACGCTGACGCCTCGGTGGGTCTCACCGCCCGGTCGTTCAGCCTTCCCGGTGGGATCGAAGTGTTCAAGGTGAAGGGTCTCACCCAGGCAGCCCTCTACGGGCCGTCTGCCCTCCGTGCCACCGACTACGGCCCGTCACGGGTCGAAGCGACCAACGTGGCCCTGATGGGTCGGGACATCGGCATCCTCGGACGGACCATGCTGGTCAACCGAATCCCTGCCGGTGTCGTCGTGTTCGGAACCGAACCGTCCTGATGGCTGACCCCGTAGACGCAACCCCCGAGATCGAGGCTCGGCTGGCACAGGCTGTGCTGGCTAAGGCTCTGCGTATCTATGCGCTGGCCGAGGCTCCCTTGGGGACGCACGGGGAGATGACCGAGTTCGGAATGATGGCGGTGAGGCCCGACTACCAGATTCAGGAGCTACTCGGAGGGTTGCTCCGTGTCAACTGGGATGTTGACCTCACCACCATGATCACGTCAGACGACGTGGTCCGTCATCTCGGCTACGACGACCTGCCAGCAGCCAAGGTCGTTGACATCGACAGGGCTATCGCTGCTGCCACCTCATGGGTGGCCGACTATGTGTTGGGAGCGGTGGCAATTGCATGAGCAACATCACCATCGTCGCTGGGGCACTCACCACAGAGTTCTCCGATGTGGCGTTCGCTGCCGCCCTACCCACCACGTTCACCGCACCGTCTGTGGTGGTAGCCCCAGGAGACCCGTTCCTCGCTCCATCCACGTTCGGTGGCGTCACCGAGACATGGGATGTGTTGGTGGTGGTGTCGTTCAAGGACAAGGCTGCCGGACTCATCCAGATGCGGGACCTGTCCCTACGTGTCAGAGAGGTCGTCTCCAAAGCTGGAGCCACCTGGCGTCAAGCGTCGGGTCCTCGGATCAGGGACGGGGAGGCCAACAAAGACTTCGTCATGTCAGTCAACCAGATCACATTTGATCACATACCACAGGAGGCATAATGCCTGACCCAATCTTCATCCCCGGTTACTTGGGAACAGTCGTTCTCAACAGCGAAGACCTATCCATCATCGGCCATGTGGTGAGCCTCGACGGCTCCCGTGACACCCTCACCAAGAAGGTGTTCGGCCAGACCCATGCGTTCACCATCGGAGGCCAGCGAATGGAAGCCTTCTCGGCTTCCGGCTCCATTTCCGCTGAGAAGATCGCAGCCTTGGAGGCCGCATACCAGACACAGGCTGCCGTAGCGTTCTCAATGCAGATCGGTGAGGCGGCGGGAGCCACCGATGGTGGTGTCTACACGGGCAATTGCATCATCGGCTCACGTCGGATCGAAGGCAACGCCGAAGGCCAGTGGACTTGGAACATCACCGCCCAGGCGTCCGGCGTTCCCGTCTACACGCCTGCTGCTGCGTCGTGATCCTGAGTGCCTGCCCCTGGAGTTCGTGTTGAAGGTCTGAACCTTCTGGTCCGCAATCTCCGCAAGGTGTCCACCGACTACCCCAAGGAGATGAAGGAGATACACCGGAAGATCGGTGAGCCTATCGCCGTGAAGGCCAGGGGCTTGGCTCGGGTCCGCTCAGGGCGGATGAGGGGGACCATCAAGTCGGCTCCCACCACCCGTGCAGCCCGAGTGTCGGCAGGGCAGCGGACCAAATACACCGGCGTCCAGCATTGGGGGTGGCCCGCCCACAACATCACTCCCAACCCGTTCCTCACCGAAGCTGTCACCGAGCTTCGAGACAAGACGGTGGCCGACTACCAGAAGCTCACCAACGAGTTCGTGGAGAGGGTATGGATAGACAACTTCTAGATATCAATGAGTTGACCTTCCGGTTCGAGCTTGCCGACAGGGTTGTGAACGTGGTGGTCGACTTCGACTTCTCCGATTTCACCAAGTTCGATGTGGAGCGGGTCGGTGTCCTCCTCGACGGCCAGGTCGATGGGGGGGCTGAAACGGCTGCCGCCTTCTTCTTCGTCAAGGCTGCCCGCCAGGTCCCCGAACTGACCGACGACGACTTCGGGCCGTTCGCTACAGCCTTTGTCCCCGTGCTCCAAGGGGACGAGACCGCCATCGAGTTGGTGGGGGTCGACTGATGGCTTCCAACGTTGTCCGTGTCTCGATCCTGGCTGACGCCAAGTCTCTAGAACAACAACTCCGAGGAGCAGGCAAGGAAGCCCAAGCCTTCGGGGATCGTATGGGGTTGATGGGCAAGGCGGTTGTCGCTGCTGTTGCCATCAAAGCCCTCAGTGCTGTCAAAGACTTCGTCAGTGGGTCGGTTGACGCCTACAAAGATCTGACCGAGTCCACCAACGCTGTCGAAAAGACCTTCGGTGACGCAGCCGAAGCCATCCTCGACATCGGTAGGAACTCTGCCGAGAGTTTTGGGTTGTCGAAGGCCGAGTTCAACTCCTTTGCCGTCTCCATGGCCGGGTTCGCCAAGAACATCGCCGGAGAGGGCGGGAGCATTGTCGAGGTCACCGAGAAACTCATCCAGAGGGCTGCCGACTTCGCCTCGGTCCACAACATCGAGGTAGCCGACGCCCTCGGTATCTTCCAGTCCACCCTGGCCGGTCAGACCGAGCCGATACGCCGATACGGTAAGGACATCTCCGATGCAGCCATCAAGCTGTTCGCCTTGGAGACGGGGATCATCGACACCAAGCGGGAGATGACCGAAGGCGAGAAGCAGACCGCCCGTTACGGGCTGTTGCTCCGTGAGACCGAAGACTGGGCTGGTGACTTCGCTGACACCGCTGGCGAGCTTGCCAACCAACAGCGGATAGCCAACGCCGAGTTGGAGGACGCCAAAGCCAAGCTGGGTGAGAAGCTGGCCCCCGTCGTGTTGGAGGTCACACAGCTTTTCAGAGACTTCATCAATGTTCTGGGCGAACTCCTCGATCTGCTTCCAGGAGTGGACGTGGGGATCATGGACATCGTCGAGGCCATCGTCCCCTTCGGCCAACAGATTGGTTGGGCCAAGGACCGGCTTGGGGATTGGAGCGACTCGATTGATGAGAACAACGAGAGGGAAGCCAAAGCCGAAACTCTTACCAAGCAGTGGACCCGTGCCCATGAGGCGATGCGGGGGGAACTGGTCGAAGGTCGTCCCCCACTCCAAAGACACACTGAGGCTGTCGAAGACGCCACTGACGCCACCGAAGAACTCGCTGAGGAGACCCAGACCGCTGCCGATGCCATTCGGGATGTCCAGTCTGCTGCCCGTGAGGCTGTCGACCCGGTGTTCGCCTACATGCAGGGCACCCAGGAGCTAGCCGATGCTCAGGCTGCCTACAACGCTGCTGTGGACGAGTTCGGGGTGAACAGCCCTGAGGCCATCCAGGCAGCCGAGGACATTGCCAGGGCCAACGGGAAAATCCAGGAGGCGGTGACCGACATCGGTGAAGTGGGGGTGCCTGCTGCTATGGCAGCCCTCAAGTCGCTGGGTGTCCCCCAGGCGGTCATTGACAAGTTCGCTGCCGACAAGAAGCGCATCGAAGAAATCTTCCGCAACATGGTCCTCAGGATCGGTGTGTCGGCTCCGACCCTGTATCCGACCTCACCGTCCTCGGGAGGCGTTGGGTGGAAGTCAGAATCCAGGAACTACTACGCCCACGGTGGTATCGCCAAGGCCCGTCCTGGTGGTGTCGATGTGGCTGCTGAGGCCGGGTCTGACGAGGCGATGATCCCCATGAACTCGGAGGGGATCGGGATTCTGGCTGCCGCCATGAAGGAGGCCATCGGCGGGGGAGGCCAGGCGATCAACCTAATCGTCCCGGCGTCACGGTCCACCGCCATCGACGGGTGGGACATCATCGAGATGCTCCAGAAGATCGAACAGTCGTCAGGGCCGCTTCCGATCAGGGTGAGGCAAGGCTGATGCAGGCTATCTACCCCGGTCATGTGCTCGGAGGCTCCCCCCTCTATGTGGGGTTGACCCTCGGGGACATCCTCTACTTCGACGCCGATGACACCTTCGACTATCCCGACTACCCAGGGTTGAGGGCTGTTCGTGTGAAGGTTCAAGCTGGTGGGGCTGCCGGTGGGGGAGCGGCCACCACGGGGGCTTCTCAGTCGTCTGGAGGTAACGGTGGGGCTGGCGGAGGCTATTCAGAGAAGCTGATACTGGTTACAGCCCTGTCCCCCTCTGAGACGGTCACAGTGGGGGCTGGTGGGTCAGGAGTGGCCGGGGGGACGGGAGGCGCTGGAGGGGCATCTTCTTTCGGCTCACACCTGTCAGCGTCGGGTGGTCTCGGCGGGGGAGTGGCAGGAGCGTCAGGCACCCTAACAGCGGGTGCCCCCTCGAACTCGGGTGGGGGAGTGGGAAGTGGTGGTGACCTGAACCTGGTTGGGTCTCCCGGTGGGGCGGTGCTGAGATACATAGCGACTAGGGTGCTCGGCGGGAGAGGGGCACACAGTCAACTGGGTGTGGGTGGAGTGGAAGGCTCGTCTACTTCCAGCACCAACGGCAACCCAGGCCGGGGATACGGGAGCGGCGGGTCAGGTGGCACCAACTCTCAGAACCAGGCGGGCACCGCTACTGGCGGGGGTGGAACGCCCGGCCTGATCATCGTGGAGCTTCTCTATTGATCCCGCTACCCGACCTCGCACAGTCGCTCCTGTGGGCTGGAGGCCAGATCGACGTTCGTGTCGAAGTGGACACCGGCACCACCGGCTCGGGAGACGAGTTCGCCCTGTGGGGTGAAGACCTTTGGGCTGAGTTCTTGTGGGGGTCGTCCGCACCAGGTTGGTTGGACCTGTCCATCTTCGTCCTCACCCTCGACTTCGACGGTGGGGCGGAACGGTGGGGGCAGAGGTTCAAGACTGGTAGCGCCACGATCATCCTCGACAACACGACAGGCATCTTCACCCAGGACGCTGACGTGGTTAAGCCGTTCCACCTTCCCTTCCGTCCTGGCCGCAAGATCAGGGTGGTGGCGATCCCCGACCCTTCCGCCGACCCTGAAAGCGTTGGCTACCGGGTGCCGCTGTTCACCGGGGTCATCGACTCGACATCCGACGATTACGCATATGGGGCTTGGGACAACACGACCAGGGTGTTGTGTTTCGACAATGGGGCCGTCTGGTCTGGGTTCAACCCTCCCATGCTGTCCACGCCCACCGGGGTAGAACTGTCTTCAGATCGGATTACCTCGGCTCTTGACCGTCTCAACTGGCCGGTGGATGATCGGGACATCCAGACAGGGGAGCATTCCCTCCAAAGCTCTGACCTGGCTCAGTCCACATGGGAGGAATGCCAGACCGCAGCCGACGCCGAAGGGGGAGCCTTCTTCGCAGGCAAGGACGGCAAGGCGGTGTTCAAGTCTCGTGACTGGCTGTCGGTGGAAGACCCGGACGACTCGGGGGTCGTCGTGCTGTCGTTTGCCTCACCGGCTGGTTCACCCTACGACCTGGCGTGGGATGGGTCGAGTCTGTGGCACACCGACGACGTGACCAACACGGTCTATGAGTTGGACCCGTCAGACGGTTCGGTCATCTCCTCATTTGCGGCACCTGGCTCAAACTCGGCTGGGCTGGCCTGGGACGGGACGAATCTGTGGCTGTCCGACTACACGACCCAACTCATCTACAAGCTGTCCACGTCCGGCTCGGTCCTCGACTCGTTCGCCGCACCCGGTTCTTCGGCCAGCGGTCTGGCATGGGACGGGTCGTCACTCTGGCTGGCCGACTTCGGTGGGGAGGTCTATGAGATCGACCCGGACACCGGGTCAACCCTGTCCTCGTTCACCGGGCCGGGCACCCAGCAGACCGGTCTCACCTTCGACGGCACCAGTCTCTACCTGACGGACATGGTCCTCGACACCATCTACAAGTTCACGACCGAAGGCGTCCTCCTCGACTCTTTCCCTTCCCAGGGCGATCAGCCCCGTGGCCTCGGTTGGGATGGCCACTACCTCTGGCACTCGGACAAGCTGGCCGACCTCATTTACCGGCTGGCCCCTCCACGTAGAGGCCCCACCGAGATACAGGGTTACCTCGGATACGACGAGGTCCCAGACGGGGTGCAGGGTGCCCATGTCATAGACGTTGACACATCATGGGAGTTGGCGAGGATCAGAAATCAGGTGCGGTTCGCCCGTGTCGGTTCGACCATGCAGGAGGCCGAAGACGCAACCTCCCAGACCCTCTACGGGGTGCGCTCATACGAGAGGACCGACTTCAAGAACAATGCTGACGCCGACCTCGTCTTCCTCGCCGCACGTCATGTGAAGGTCCACAAGGACAACCGTATGCGTGTCGATGCGGTCACTATCGCCGGAGTGGTAGACGGTGACAATGAGGACCTGAACCGGCTGCTGTGGGCCACCGAATACGGGGACCTGCTGTCGGTGAGAGTGATGACCGGACAGGGGTGGAGTTTCGAGCGTCTCGTCCAAGTGTTCGGCATCCACCATCACATCACCGGAGACGACTGGGAGGTCACCTTCCGTCTCGACGACGCTCAGATCAACTTCCTGGCGGGTCGTGACGTTCTTATGGCCCAGTCTGCTCCCGTCGCCTGGTGGAAGTTCTCCGAGTCGGGAGGGACCTCGACAGCGGACCAGGTGGGCACCCACACTCTCACCTGGAACGGCACCCCCACCCTCGCATCGTCTGGTGGGCCTATCGCCGGGGGAGACGGGATAGCCACCCTCGACGGCACCGACGACTACGCCACGGTTGCCAATGAGGCAGACCTGGAGCTTCACCAGAACATGACGTTCGAGGCTCGGGTCCGGCCCCATGACGCCACGGGAGCGTTGCAGGCGATCCTGTCGGTGAGAGGCACCGGGGACGACCGCAACCTTTACTCCCTCTACTGGTATCCCGACAACTCGGTCTTCCGGTTCTACCCCCTCGGATCAGCGGGGGTATCGACCGACATCGCAGCGGGCGCTGCCAACGTCTGGCATCACCTTGTCGTCACCGTCGAGTGGACCGCCACCGAGCGTCGGATCACCCGCTATGTGGATGGGGTCCAGGGCTTCACGTCGATCACCAGCTACCTGCCGTCTGTGATAGCCCGTGAGGCTAACGTCGGTCGGGAGGGGACAGACGGGGGAGAGTTCTTCAACGGGGACATCTCCGAGCTTGCCGTTTGGGATCGGTTGTTGGCCCCGTCTGAGATCACCAACCTTTACAACGCTAGCTATGAGTAGGAGGCCCTAAATGCCTGAGATCATTGATGTAGTCGACAGCGAAGACCTGGCTGTTGCCGAGTGGGCCAACGCCATCAGGGACCGCACCGTCCAACGCTACAACGACCTGTCCACCCGCACCACCGAGCACGCCACACCGGCTGCTGGGGACCTCAGCTTCCTCGAAGACTCGGGGGCTTTGGAGGTCTACTTCGGAGGCTCATGGAGAGGTCTGCTGCCCACCGGGGCTGTCATCGCCCATGCGGGGACCACAGCGCCGTCTGGGTGGCTACTCGCCAACGGTGCCGAGGTATCCAGGACAACCTATGCCGCCCTGTTCGCTGTCATCGGGACAGTGTTCGGGGTTGGTGACGGCTCGACCACGTTCAACCTGCCCAACCTGAAACAGAGGTTCCCGCTGGGGAAGGCCGACTCGGGCACCGGAGCGGCGGTGGGAGCTACTGGTGGTGCGATCGATCATGTTCATTCGGGGCCTTCGCACACCCACACCGGGCCGTCGCACACCCACACGATGGGCACCCACACCCATTCCAACCCGAGCACAGCAGCGAATGGCTCCCACGCCCACTTCATCGACGGGGGTGCCACCGCATCGGGGGGAAGCCACACCCACTCGTTCTCCGACTCGTTCACTACTGGTGGCGGGTCAGGCACGACCTCCAAGGAGGGGGGAGCGTTCCTGGCTTCCGTTCCGGCTCACACCCACACGGGTTCAGTGTCAGGGACGACCGGCTCGGGAGGTTCGCACACCCACGGGCCGGGAACCCTGGACACCGACTCGGCAGGGAGCCACACCCACACTCAGGGGGTTACCGGGGCCACCGATCCTGGAGACACCAACGCTGCGGGCACTGGGGCTACTGGTGCGGGGGGAACCGGGAGCACAGGCACCCAGAACCCACCGTTCCTGACCCTGCTGTTCATAGTCAAGATATGAGGAGAACACCATGACTACACCAGCCGAACTGACCGTCAACGAGGCAGCCGACTACCTGAAGATCACACCCGAGGAGTTGGTCTTCTCCCGTGCTCGGGGTCTGCCACCAGGGAAGGTGGGCTACACCAGGGGAGGGCAGTTGTTCTTCCGCAAGGTGGACCTGATCCCACCGAAGCCCACCAAGAAGCCTAAGCCTCAAGTAGAGGTTGAGACCAACCCTCAACCAGTGGTTGAAGGTTAGGATGGAGAGCGCAATGACCAACATCGCACACCAAGACGACTTCAAGGTCGAAGCCTACGGCACGTTCACACCACCACCCGTCTCGTGCGGGGGTGCTGAGTGCTACTGGGTGGAGACCGACACCGGGTGGGAGACCATCCATTCAACAGACTGTGAGGAAAACTGATGTCCCTCGGATACGCCGTAGCCCTACGCAACGCACAACTCGACGAGATCACCGCCAGGGCTGGAGCCTCGGCCCTGCTCAAGATTTTCTCGGGGACACGGCCCGCCACAGGGGGAGCAGAGACCACCCAGCTATCCGAGCAGGTGTGCAACGCCACCTTTGCTCCAGCAGCTTCCGGTGGGGTGCTCACCCTCAACGCCATTGCCGACGATGCGGCTGCTGACGCCACCGGGACTGCATCCTGGTTCAGGATCGAGTCAGCCGCTGCCGCCCATGCGATGGACGGTGATGTTGCCGTGTCAGGTGCAGACCTGAACTTCGACTCGATCAACTTCGTGGCTGGCGGTGTGGTTGCGGTCACATCGTTTGTCATCAACTGCGGCAACGCTTGATGTGTCGCTCTGCACTGGTCGGGGGTCGCTAAGAGGGCAGCACTGCTGTTTCGTCAACGGGCTGGTCTGCCAATACCTGGAGTTGGGGACCGTCCCTGGACGCACGTTCGTCTGCGGGTTGAGACGCCAACTCGGCTCGTGGGAGGCCGTCCACGCTGACCCCGGCTACATCGAGAACGTGCAACGGTTTTGGGATGTCCACCCCAATATCACATCGTGTGGCGACTGGCAGCCGGAACCTGGCATGTGTTGTAGGGAGACCTGATGGCAACCCTGAACACCCTCGCCCTCGGCACTTTCACCAACGGTAATGACACGGCGATCACCGGGGCTGAGCCGGTCCTCCAAGAGATCGCCTCCGCCGACGACGCCAAGAACGTCCACGACACTGCCAATACAACCCACACCGGGATAGCCAAGTTCACCCTTGAGAATGTGAACTCGGACCTGGGCAACATGGACACCCTGTTCATTCGGCTCCGCTACGCCAACTCGAACACTCCAGTCAACAACACGTGGGATTCGCTAAGAGCACATGTCTTCAAGTCTGATGGGGTCACCGGGCTAGCAGGCGGGACTTCGCTTTCGGTGGACCGGGTGGTAGCCACCGATATCACCGCCACCATCCCGACCAACTCAGCAGTTGTCAACTTCATCGCAGTAGACACCGCGGCGACGAAGGACGACTGGGATGGGGCGATCGTCGAAGTCAAGTTTTACATCACCAAGAGCATGGCCGGTGACGCCATCGAAGAACGGGTGTTCGCCGCTGAGATCACCGGCACCTACACGCCCGCATCCAACACTTTCACCGGCTCGGCCAACGTCACCCAAGACGACAACACGTCCGATGCTGCTGGGACGCACACTCCACCCACGTTCACCGGGTCAGCCTCCGAAACCCAGGATGACAACACCGCTGACGCTTCGGGGACGTTCACCCCTCCGACGTTCACCGCCACAGCAGCACCCACACAGGAGGACAACACTTCGGCAGCCACAGGGACGTTCGTTGTTGGCCCGGTGTCGGGGTCAGCCAACGCCACCCA